GAAACCAGCGGGGATCGGGAACCACATGTCCGCAGCACCGAAGCGGGCGGTACAACTCGAACTAGCATCATCTGAACCAAATATTGGGAAGTACGGCCCAGCATTGATACCAGCAATCGATTTACCACCAGTTCCAGTCGCAGGGTTATCAGTTAGACTGAAGTTCCAGAAACTATCATTGATAGCAAACCAGATAAGTTTAGCCGTAAAATCTACAGCAACACGAACAGAGTACACATTGTTAGTGGCAACAGCCTGCATGGTGGTCTGAACAGCGTTAAAATGAATTTCACCTCGTTGCGGCCAGCCTCCGACTGAATTAGCTGTTGCAGCATTTCCGATCAGATTAGTGAACACCTCGGTAGCATTAGCCCATCCAAGTGCCCAATGGTTCGTAGTGGTAACGATAAGACCTTCAAAGTATAGTTTACCACCCGCAAAACTAGTGTCACACCGAACACCACCGATGGTAGCAGCACTCTTTGTAGCAGTCAGATTACCACCACTAAGCGTGATATTCGATTTATCAGTAGTTGACCAAGCAACCATTAGATAATACTCTTCACACCGATATTGAAACCAGCCGTACTACCAATCTGAGCGGTCGTCCAATCGGCTGTCGTATTTGGGTTCTGAGACCACCAATTAGGGTAGGTCTGCCAGAAAGTACTTAGAACTTGGTCGGCGCTGAAGAAGTCTGAACCACCTGTACGCACATTCAAATCCATCTTAGTCGGACCACTAGTGCCTTTCAAGGCTCGTGCAATAACTCCAAATGACAGTACCGAGAAGGTACCGGTTGGTACAGCAGCATTAGTATATTGATCGATCTGATTAGCCGTCGTTGAACCATCTAGGGTGGCATCATTTAACGGGGTCTCATTAACATTGGCTGCCGCTGGGGTACCTGTGTCGAAGGTGTGAGTATTACCATTAGCGACAGGAAGAAAAGCCGCTAGAGAACAGGTACGCGTGTCCACATCAAGGACCATGCATTCAGACGCAAAGAAGGAGTTACCACCGCTCAGAGCCCCATAGCGTACATATGAAAGTGAGGTGATACCGTCTGTAGTCACATCCCCGGTGAAAGTACCTAGCAGAACACCTTTGTAGTAAACACTAATCGAACCAGCTACCGCGTAGTTTACAAATACATCCATTTTGGTCGCTTCATTACCGACTGAAGCAGAGTCCCAGATAAGTCCGGTAATCGTGATCAGAGTAGTGGCTACACCAGCAGCCGTCACTTTCTCAACGACCAGATTGTTCGGATTACCAGCAGAAGTCGCTCGCAGACGTAGACGAGTGATTCTGTTAACATCCAAAAATGCCCAAGGAATAGCGTTAGTTGTATTACCAGTAGTAAAACTATTGCAATAACGGACGCCCATCCAGAAGGTGGACTGAGCAAAAGCAGGGGTATTCTCTACGAAATCAGTAGCAATTGTACCACCAAGGTTTGGTCCCGACGTTACAAAACTCGGACGATGTCGGCTCGCACTCGTATCAATGACAGTATTGCCATAGAACGTAAAATCTATGTCCTGCGTACCAGCCCACCAAACATTTGCACCCATTACGTGTCTCGTCTTCCTAGAATGGTTCCGTAGATGGTGCCAGTCATACCATTCAGGTTAGACGGCGCTACGATAGTTACAGTTTGATTTATCGTCACAGGAGCGTCCGCAGCAATGGTGAACACTCCAGTAACTTGTCCCGCTCCGAAATTGAAACTACCCTTTGTTACACCGTTAACTTGGATCAGGAAGGTTGTGGAGCTACCGGGGCCTACACCATCGATGCGAGCTTGGTGAGCACCAAAGGAAGGTGCAGATAGAATAGTCCACGGAATCCCTGCATCAACGTTTCGAATGGGCTGACTGAGAGTAATACTTGCGATTGGACGGTCATACGCGAAGCCAAAGAAGCGGGGATTGCTTGCTTGGTGCCACTTACCGCCGATAGCGACGTAGATTGTGTAAGGATTAGTGGATTGATCGATGAACTCTGCACCGTCATCTGGCGCAGGGTCCACAGGTGGCGTACCCGTCCCGAAGATGGGTACTCCAATGAGGGCATTATTGCTTCGTTGGGTTGCCCATCGACGCTGGAACTCAGGCGTGGGCCGCCCGTCATTGGTGACAATGGCAATTCGCCAATCGAGGGGTCCAGTGTCTTTAACATTGTCCATTACTTATAATCTCGTTGACCATCGAACTCCTGCCCGCTATCAGCACCACTACCTACGGTGAGAACCACGTCCGCACCATCCAAGCGAATAGGCCCAGAATAGTCGGTAATTCTAAACACACGACCAGGAGCACTAAACGAACCCAAGGCATTCCAGATAACTTTCTGCCCATCCATATCAGTGAGTGGGATGTCGAACTCTTTCGACCAAGTCTTCCCATTATCATCACTAAAAGCAAGACTAATCGGTTGTGCAACGCTACTGTCGTCCCCCACTGAAGCGGTCAGAGTAAAGTTCGCGACCCCGATGACCGAGCGGGTACGCGTGGGAATACCTCCGGTAACCATGTGTTGGACCTCACGCCACGCCTCATCTAGAGGTTGGTTCGGGTCCATCTCGTAGAGGAACGTGTACAGAGCGTCTCCGCCCATAACACGCATCCCCCACATGACGCCGTGAGTAAAGTTAATACCTGGGAAGCCTTGAGACTGAAGTTGGCACCATTCCTTCGTCGTGAAGTCATAGGCCCAGTCACCCTCAGGGCCGAGAGGCAGAACATAGAAGCGGTGACCATCCATGATGAAGGTCCACGCAGCTTGACTAGCAGTGCTCGGAACCCCAGAACCATACGCCATCAGTACAGTACTCTGACTGATCTGAGGAGTAGCGTTTCGGGTACCACCGGACGTAGCCGCAAGCGCCATATCCTGTTCGACACGGGCGTACGGGGTCTGAGGTGGCGCATACGCAGACAGTGCAAGTGCCTGCGAAATGGCCATGTTGTTCTTGGTGTTCTGCCCCGCCGCAAGAACTGCTTCTTGACTGACGGGGGTTTTCAGAGCACTAGTCATTAGGTGTCCCGATTAACTTGGACCGAACCATTGATCAGAGTGGCAGGAGAGATCGGACCAGCAGTGTCTGGATCGACCTCAAAGATGTCCCTGTAATAGCTGGGTCCAACGGTGAGAGCGTGAGTAGCCGCAGTACCGACACCGCCGAGAGCCCCGACGATAGCCGTGTTAAAGGTGCCCAACCCCGCATCAGACTTCTGAGCCCGCGTGGTGAGCTGCACCGCACTGATAAGTGTGGTACGCGGGGGTGGGCGCTGAACCTTGAAGTTCGACGGACCGGGGATGGAAGTACCGCCCGTTAGCGTGGCAGCACCCCAGCTACCATTAGCCAGAGTTTCCGTGCTGGGGATACTATTACCAGCCGTACCAGCCACCAAGGCGGTCACTAGCATCTGACCAGCCGGGAGTTGGCTTGCAACAACATCAAGATTAGCCGTGGTTCCAGTACCGTACTTAGTGCCTGAGCCTGCGCCAGCATTGATAGCATTGAACAGGTTCTGCAGACTGTTCTGAATATTGGTGTCGATCAGAACCTCGAAGGCAGCACCAGTCAGAGTAGTCTTGAACGTGTACACGGCAGGAGTGGCAGCAGCCTTCGTACCCACGGTAACAGTTTCATTGTTAGCCGCATTGGTCGTGAGGGTCAGGATTTGAGTGGCAGGCAGGAAGGGGGCCGCGATGAACGTGTTATCATCGGGGATCACCTTACCAATCGTTGAGAATGCACCGATCAGTGGACCATCATTGACCGTGAACTGAACTGCATTAGTCGAGCCCATCGTAATGACGTGACCACTCTCGTCTTGGATCAGACTGTCGAAGCCAAGCAGTAGAGCGACATTAGCCCATTGCGGGTCAGCCGGGCTACCACGAGGGAATTCAACCACAGTCGGGGTGAAGTTAACCGTGTACCGAGCATTACCAACAGTCAGACGGAACTCATCCATCCAACCAGCCAAGCTAGTACCCGTCAGGATCGTAGTACCACTATTGTCAGGTTGGCAACCCAGACCGAAGCGAGCGGTACCAGCGAAGTACGTGTTACTATCGGCAATCGGTAGGCCAGTCTGTTGACCATCGATATAGAGGCGCAGGAAGCCGGACGCTCTCACGACGGCGATGTGATACCATTGATCGAGGTTCGGAGTGAACGGGTACACGATGGGCTGGGCAACCGTGGAGACAGTACCATCAGTCGAAGTCTGGAAGCATAGTTGGCCACCATTCAACGTCTGAGAGCCGAGGAACAGTTGATAGCTTCGTTGGTTGTGGATCTCATCATACTTACCGAAGATGACGGCCTTATTGGAGCCCGTAGGAAGCGACTGGAAACGCACAAAGCTCTCGATGGTGAAGTCACCGCTACCAACACTCTGAGTGGCATCAGCGGTCGCCCAGGCACCACTATTGGCGGTCACAGGGATCGTAAGGATACCAGCACCAAGTTTCTGATAGTAGTTGGGCGTCCAACCATGAGTGGTAGTGTCCGCGTTCGCAAAGAGGGTAGCAACACGGCGATCCCCAAGGAAGCCGTTATTCACACTACCCAAACTGTCACGGATGAACAGGTCATCGATATAGTGAGGACCAGTACCAGCTCGACTAGAGGTAAGGAAACCCATCAGAGCGATAGTACCAGTGATGGCCACATTACTGACAGTCAAGATCGGAGATAACGCAGCAGCCGCATCATCCACCCTAAGAGTGAACGTGTGAGCCGAGGTGTCGATACCCATCTCGAAGAAATTCCAGTTCTGCGGAACGATAACAGGACCCGAAGTGACGCCAAGCACGGTGCCAGTAGGCCCTCGGACCTGAAGTGCGCCCGTGGGAGTGTGCTGAAGATCGAACAGCAGCACGCCACCGCCGTCTCGCCACTCCGCAATCGTAGCCGTCACAGGACCGAACGCCCCGCTAAAGCTGCTTTCTGCATAGCCGAAGGACAGGAAAAAGTGAGTACCCGGCGTGGGCACAGCGTACTGCAGGCCAACTGTACCGGCTGCACCACCAACGCCCAGAGCGTACAGACCCGTTCGAGAGCCCCAAGAGGGGATGTCGGGGGTCACCTGAGAAACAGCGGCATACGCCCCAAGGGACATATTCGCAGCTCCCACAGCGCCTTGGCCGTAGTGATCGAACCCGTCCATTAGAAGTGCAGTCATGGTGTTAGTCCTTGTTGTCTACGGACCTGATAGCGAACTCGCTCCTCGATCCCGTTATTTGAAATTCGAGTGACACCCCAACTTGCATCGGTAGCGTCTCCTGATTGGAAGCCGATAGAATACACTCGACCATCATCACCCACCAGAATGATACCATCATCCACGACGACAGGTGTACCTAGAACAACTCCACGCGCGTACACACGACCCTGAATAGGGGCGAACGGTGCAGCGAGATTACCGGTAGCGTACCAATTCTCAGTGGACTTCTCACCCATGATCATCACCTGATCACCCACCGCGCGCATGACGCTGATTGGATCGGGAGAGCTTTCCTTAGAGGCGAAGTTCAGCGGATCGATAGAAATCTCACCGGGATTCACCCAGTAGAACTTCTGACTACCCGGCTGGCTAACCAGTACATAGCTACTGACTTGAGTAACCGAGCCAGCAGCCACGCCACCGGGCATCGTAGCGCCCTGGAGAGCATGGATACCACCACTGACTAGGGTACCACTACCACTAGCAGTAAGAGCAGCACCACCAGTAACGGTGAAACTGATCGAGTTGCCACCAACTCCAGGGAGCCGGGCACTCAGTTTAACAGCAGTTGCGGGGCTAACCCCACTGTTGTTGAACGCGGAGACTAGTGTGTTAGCCCCAGCAATCGTGCCACTGTAGTCAGTCCCCGGAGTACCGGTGTCATTAATTGCGAGAACAAGTTGATCAAGAGGGGCAAGCCCAAGGGAAACGCTAGTAGGATTGACAACGAAAGGGTTGGCATTAGTCCCGGCGTCCGACGGACTGAAGGACGTTCCCCAGACATAGTACACACCCCCGACTTGAAACTTGTCAGTACCATTAACGATTGTACCAGTCTTAGTCAGAGTGCCGCTGGCGCTGGACTCACCTTGATAATACTGCAGTAGCAGACCATCAGAAATCCAGAGACGCTCATAACCCGCTCCAGCTTGCCACGCCACCTCAGGGTAACCAGTACCCGAGACAGTACCAATAATCGGGGTGATCGTCAGGTCTTGGGCGATCTTGAAGAGGTTAGAACCACACACAACGAAAAGACTGTCGTTAAATAGACCAGAGAGTGTGTAGTTGCCGCGCATGGCCCCAAGGCCCGTGAAGGTACCTTGGTTGAACGGACCCAGGATCGGTTGAGTACCTGGGCGGGCCAGCACGGATGTACCCTCTCGCAGGTTGGCGGGGTTTTCCTCCAACCAACGATTGAGTAGTTCGATGATGGGTGCGCCAGCGTACAGTCGTTCGTACGCACCTCTACCTAGCGGAACAGCGGTCATTAGAAGAAAGGTACCCCTGACAGGAAGGTTGAATTAGGATCGGCGTAGGGCGGCCTATTCGTACCGAAATACCGATAGTAGTTGGTGAGATAAAGCAGACCAGACTCAGACCCGACTTGCGTCGTGCTCTGGCTGTAACGTGCAGTAAACTTAGAACGGACTTCTTTAAGCACTTCCACAGACGCGGGATGCATGATCTGCCCGTAGCGGGGATTAAGACGCATGGCCAGGAGGATGATGAACATGTCATCAAACTCAGGACCCCACGGCATGTTCCCGTCGAGAGTGATCGGGATCACCACCACCCAATTGCCCAGATCACCTCGGTACATCCACTCACGGATTTCTCCGTTGGTGTTGAACGTTACCGAGTTCTGGCCCTCAATCATCCGACCATTCCCATTGATAGTGAACGGATTGGTGGCGAAGTTGCCAGCCACGTCCACAATGCCCATTCGGGCACCATCATGAGGGATAGGATGCAGATTGACCAAACCCGGTGCCGTTAGATTGCACATAACACGAAGATTAGTCTGCAGGAAGATATTCCCAGGCAGTGTGTTAGACCACCAAGGATAGCCCGCAGGCGAATTGATATCAAGTTGTCCCATAGGGAACGGGTTCAGATTCTCACCCATCTCATTGCCAAGCACACTAGCAACAAGCGATTGGAGCTTACCAAACGCCTCTGCTTGTTGGTCGGCAGTGGGATCAACGCCCAGTGGGATTAGGTTGGTCTCACGCAGAGCGTCGTTGATGATTGAGACTATGGTCGTCATTAGGACAGAACGCCACCTTCGGCGTACACGTCAACGTAGATTTTACCTAGAGAAGTGTTATCGCTAGGATTAGTAATCCTAACGAAGAATAGAGATGAAATCCCGTTGAATGCGTCATGTACCTTAAAGGTGTTATGGCAAACCTTAACACCTCGCACATTCGCAGCGGGGGCGCTGGCACCAGTAAACACGAAGAACGGGTGCGTATGGGGATCAGCAGAAAGACGGAGGAAATTGATAGGGGTCACAGCCCCGGTAACGATCTGAGTCCAGCCGTCTTGCGGGCCGATCAGGAAGGTCTTGGTATTCGCAGCTACAGCAGCCATTGATTTCAATATCCCTTGGCAAAGAGTGGGGAGGGCCGCAATTGACCCTCCCCGTAGTTGTTAGTTAATCGCTCCAGAGGCTCGCAGATCATCAATCAACTGACCAAGAGCAGCACCAATCTGGGCCGCCGTGGCAGATGAAGTGACCTGAGTAGCCGTACTCTTAGCACCAGTCCAGGCTGCGACTGAAGTGTTCGCATTGGCCTTCATGGTAGCGCGGAAGTACGGGAAAGAGCCTTTCTTAACGGGAGTACCGAAGTTAGCCATGTTGGCAGCCCTCCTTACGAGCCGTTAATACGGACGACTCGCCTACGATCTCGTACGTTAGCGGAGAGTGCCACGTCGAAGCGTACTTGGTGTTCGCCAGTATTAAAGACAGAGTTCTGCCACATACGGACCGACAGCGGAACCTTGGTCAGGGCCTTGCGCGAACCGATACCGGTCGCAGGCATGATCAGGTCAGCCGTGCTAACCACGATGGCATTCTTGTTGAGAATGGCACGAGGCTTAAAGCTGGACGACGCGGGCGTCACAAAGGTAATGACCGCACCACCAGCCGGGGCGACAGAGACGGTAGCGTGGGCGGTGTTGGCGTTAACCGTCGGAGTGTTAGAGAACGCACTCGGGATAATGATCGCCGGGAAGATGCGGATAGTAACCGCACCAGCAACAGCGACAGCATCACCCACAACTCGGAACTGTTGCAGATTGGTCTTGGCCGCTTGAAGGCGGTTATCCCAACCGAACACACCGGCGATAGTAAACACTTCGCCATCTTTCACAGTCTCAACACCCGCACCGATGCTCGTAATGAGCGTCTGAGTCATGAACTGACCAGGAGCACCAGAGATGGCAACGTCCTGATAGTTCACGTTCTGGTTCGCACCAGTGACCGTGGACGCACCATGAGTACCCGTAGCGAGGGTCGGGAGTTGCTGAGTGAAGAGGGTGGGAACACCGGCAATTGAACCGTCCCAGCCACCACGATACACGCCTTGGCCAAGGCTGGTAAGGGACGCGTTGTCCGTAACCACCGCAGAACCGAGAGCTTGCTTATCGCCGTAGGTCAGAACCGCACGAAGATCAGTGTCATCGACGCCTTCTTCCTTCAGACGGGTATAACCCGAGGCCACATCATCGTACAGGCTAACAGCATTACCCGGAGTACCGAGATAGTTGTTAGACGAGTTAACGGCGAAGCCGAGGATGTACGCGTCAATCTGCTCGGCCAGAGATAGTGCGGCACCCTTAAGGGCCTCACTCTCACGGGCAGCGCCGATGTCGCGAATCTTCACAAAGTCCTGCCAACCCATGGACGAACCAAAGATGTCTTGGACCTTGTATTGTTCAGAACCGAAGACCGTGCTTTGAGTGCCCGGAGTCGTCAGGTCTTGAACAGCAGAGTTAGTGTGAGTCACAACGTAGTGAGGGGTGACCTGCTCGACGACAGTCAAGGCATTTCGGTCATTCATCTCAGCATCAAACTTACGCCAGCTTACAAGCTCAGCGGAAGTCAGGTTGTTTTGGAAGATCGCAGCAAACGAGTTAAGGACAAGTTTTGCCTGATCAACGGTAACAGTACCAGCCATTGAATGGGGCTCCTATGGTAGAATTAAGCCTTCCGGAAGAACTCCGATTGGAAGGCGTCTAGGTCATCTGTGTCAGGTGCCACCTGCACAAAAGCACCAGCGGTCCCACGAGTCCTGGCAACAGGAGGTGCGGGAGTCTTAGTGATCTTGGGCTTAGGTGCGTCCTGCTCACTCTGGAGGAACCTACTCTCAATCCGACCTAGGGCGAGGGTCGCTTTCTGCGCGCCACTATTTACGATTGCAGCAGCTTCTTCAGGGTGATTAGACAGGTAGTACAGAACGTCAGGACCCTTATCCATGTTCATAAGGACGTTGGACAGGTAACCCGCGTAGTTCGGATCGAGGTTATTAAAGCCGTTCAGGAGTTCCTGGCCCTTCTCAACGAAGTCCGGGTACTCTTCCGTGGCAGCAGTGACTCGACCATTCCACGAGGTTTGAAGCTCTTGCTGAACCTTGGTCTGTTCCGCTACACGCTGAGACTCTGCAGTCTCGGCTTGCACCTTCGCTCGCTCTTGATTAAGAGTGAACCGGGTCAGGTCCCGAATATATTGCGGATCGAACTCGCCAAGGGCATAGAGGGGATTACCATCTTTGTCCAGGGCTTCCGGGCTGGGTTCGGCCTCTTCCGAAGTCGTGGCAGCCGGATCAGTGGCAGGCTTCTTTAGTGCAGCGATCTCATCTCGGAGTTGCTGCAGTTGAGCGTCGCTTTCACGGCGCAGTTCCTCACGTTGACGTACAACCTCATCGATGCGATCTTGAACAGTCTTCCGCTTGGGAGTTTCGGGAATCTCTTCCTTTAGCTCAGCTTCGTCCTTCTCATCATCAGCATCTTTTTGAGCTTCAGCCTCTTCCGGGGTCTTGGTCTCAACTTCTTCTTGTTCCGCTGCGGGCTTGGCGGGCTCCGCATCTACCTTCTTCTCGCCAAAGAAGTCGGTAGCAAAAGCGTCAAGATCATCGTTGTTCTCAACTTGACCTTCGGTAGTAACTTCGGTCTCAGTAGTCATGTATTAGCGGTCCTTTAACCGTTTGCGCGGCCTGATCGCGATGTCTTCGACCCACCAGACGGCGCAGGTGACGTGGGTCGCATCGAAGCTTGTTTCATAGCCAGCTCATGAGAGTTGGCGTTCTGTTCCTTTTGGAGATTCAACTTCTGACTCTCCAATTGAAGCTTGGCGTGGTCCATGACAACGCTGTGCTCCAGTTGGGCTCGTTGAATATCGTGCTCATCAAGGTCTTTAGCACCATCCAGGATGTGGCTAAGAGCTGCCATATCGTCCGGGGTTTCGGTACCACGATCTTGATTGAGCGCCGTAATACGCTTGGTCTCAGCTTCATACGACTGGATTTCCAGTTTCTTGAAGTCGAGAGTCTTATCGAGCTTGAGTTGTTGGTTCTCTTGCTGCAATTGCTGAAGCGCCTGCTGCATCTGAGCCACCACTTGCGGTGGTACCGGAGGCGGAGTAAGCTTTTGCTGATCCTCAGGGGACAGGAACTGCGGAGGAACGGTCTTTTGCAGACGTTCAGCCAGTTCATCAGCCCCGGGCCAGTCCTGAGCCTTAACAACGAGGTCACCCGCAATCTCCATGAGCTGTGGATACACCTGAATGGCGTCCATCATGGCCTCAGCCGCCTCAACCCTACGAGTTGTGTACGACGTGCCAGTGGAAAGCGCCACATCGAAGATACCAATGCCCAAATCGACCGCATGGGGGTCCATCGGGTCGTTGATACGTTGGAATTTGATGCTCTCGTCCTTGCCGATTAGACGAACCACACGGGTACCGTCGTAAACGGCGGGGATAAGCTGGTTAATAACGTCACCAGCCTCTAGGAGAGCAGCATCAGCGTTGTCGTAGTACGTTTGGGAGGCAACATCACCCTCGTGTTGACGATTCATGATCGCCTTACCGCTGGTTTCGTTGGACCTCATCCCGAGAGATGCGTCCTGGATGCCGCTAACGTCCTTCATGTCCTGAGTATTCATGGACACTTCTTGGAAGATGGCGTTCTGGGCAGCCGGAGGTTCAATCCTCTGGATGTTCTGACCGATTATCGCTTCATCGTTGACGATCAGCAGCGGATCACGGGTCAAGTGAGCCCGTCTAAATGCCTCCTGTCGTCCTTCGACAGCCGATTGCGTAGCCAACCACTGCGCCTTGGGGGCGTAGCCGAGCTGCTCCGCAGCAATGGACCGCCAGAAGTTCTTCAGGCGGGAGGGGTCCTTCATGAAGCGGACGAGACCATAACGGACTCGACGCCCAGCGACGTTGACGACACGCCCAGACATCCGAATGATGGGTAGGCGGTTCATACGATACTCGTACGGACCAGCTAGGATGTCCCAGCCAGTGCAGTAGTGCATCTGAGCATAACGACACCAAACAATACGAGTCTTAACGGGCGGGCCGTTCTCCTCGATCATCTTCTCGGTGTTCGTCTCGTCCATCTCGTACATCTTGCCATTCTCGAAGAGGGCAAGGGTCTTCTGACGTTCAATCATGCGCCAGTACTCGGTGACTCGATAGGACCCTTCGTCCATCCACCCGACCATCGACACACGGTCAATCTTGTCATGCTCAAGCATGTTAGACCCGCCAGCAGCATTGGGCCACTTGCGACTAAACTCATCCTTGGGGATACGATCATCCACGAAGACCCGACGAGCATCGCGCCCAGTCGGATCGACAGAGAAGCGATCCCAAACGGTGGCCATCACATCCTCAATGGGACGGATGTACAGGTCTTGGTCAAACACATCGTCGCGGCTGTACTCAACGGTGACCTTAAAAGCACCATCGCCGCATTGGATCATGCTCTCAAAGGCTTGGTCGTAAGAACGATCAGCCCGGCTTTGCATCTCGATATTGCGAACAAGGTCTTCTCGAATAGAAGCCACATCAGTGTCCTCGTTATTCGACGGCACAACCTTGATCGCTTTACGGCTTTCTCGCCAATCACCCACCAACTGTGCCGTAAACTGGGGGATCGTGTTAATCGTTAGACAGGGAAGTGACTTCCTCTGTTGAAGGACAACGGGGTCCCACTGCTCACCAGCAGCGAAACGGAGGTCGTCCATGGCCTCATAACGATTAATGCGGTCAAAGTCCACGTCATGCTGGTACTCAGCACGCATGTCCTCAATGAATTTCTCCGCACTTTCAAACCCCTCGGGGACGTAATCCTTAGCAACAGGATCAGCCTCGATCAGGTCTGGACGTCGCAAGTTCTGAGTCTCTTTCGAGACCTTCTTACTCGCAACTTCTTCGTTTTGAATAGCCATGGACGACCTTTAGTTACGCAGCAGCCGGATCAGCCGGGGGAGTTTCCGGGGCAGGTTCGGGAGCTGAGGCAGGCGGGGCCGGGAGAGCCGCAGCAAGTCGCGCGGTCAGATCGGCGATAGCAGCATTGGCAGACTCAACAGCCTTTTCATCGGCAGAGGTGTCTACGATATGGCCAAGGGCATCAATGGCCGATTGGGCCACACCAGTAAGGGTGGTAATAGCAGCCGTCAGGGCTGCGACATCGATATCGAGTTGACTCATGAGCTTCTCCGTTCGTTGTAGTTGTCTGATCAGTCGTTTAATGTCCCGAGAATTAAACCGCTCGGGTTCGGGTCTTTTAGGCCATCCAACCGGTAGGCGATTCTTTGGCCCAGTCCATCGCATAGGATTCCTCCAGTTGTTTGGTTTTGTCAGTAATGTTAGTATCAATGAGACGGC